ATGGCGGACCTCAGTCCAGCCCACAGGCGCAAAATCGTGCCCAAGTGGATCAGGCCGTTCCTGGCGGAGCTGGCCGCGACGTCGAACGTCGCGGCATCGGCCCGCAAGGCGAAGATCGCCGCTGCCCGCGCCTACGAGCGGCGCCGCGTCGATCCGGAATTCTACCGCGCGTGGCAGGAGGCGCTGTGCGAAGGCTATGACCATCTCGAAATGACGCTGCTCCAGCGCCTGCGCGAGGGCGAGGTGAAGCCCGCCACCGGCGCAAAGCGCGGGGCGCGGGTGTTCGACAACGCCACCGCCTTCCGCCTTCTCGCCGCCCACCGCGAAACGGCGGCCCGCCAGCGCGCGGTCCACGAAAACCGCAACGCCGAAGCGATCATCGCCGCGATCGACGCGAAGATCGATGCGATGCGCGAGCGCCGGCTGAGCGCCGCCGCCCTCCCCGCGCCTGAAGCCCCTGCCGCAGAACGGATCATCGATGCCGGCCAGTGAACGCCTTGAATTCCTGATGTTGCTGCCACGCGAGGAACGTCTCTCGGCCCTGTCGGAGCTGGGCGAACATGAGCGCGAGGAACTGCAGACGCACTGGATGCTGTGGGCGCGGCCGCAGCAGCTTGCCCCTGACAACGACTGGCGCCTGTGGCTGGTGATGGCCGGGCGCGGCTTCGGCAAGACCCGCGCTGGCGCCGAATGGGTCCGCGCCGTGGCCGAAAGCGACGCCAATGCCCGCATCGCGCTCGTCGCAGCCAATCTGGCGGAAGCACGCGCGGTGATGGTGGAAGGGGAGAGCGGCTTGCTGGCGATCTGCCCGGTGCGCCGCCGCCCTGCCTTCGAGCCGAGCCTGCGCCGGCTGACATGGCCGAACGGCGCGCAGGCGATGCTCTATTCCGCCGCCGAGCCCGAATCGCTGCGAGGACCGCAGCACAGCCACGCCTGGTGCGACGAGATCGCGAAATGGGACAATGCCTCCGAACGGGCGACCCGCGCCTGGGACAACCTGCTGTTCGGCCTGCGGCTGGGCGAGGCACCCCGCGTGGCTGCCACCACCACACCGCGCGCCGTGCCCCTCCTGCGCCGTCTGCTGGCGGAACCCGAAGACACGCTGGCCGTGACGCGCGGCAGCACCGAAGACAACCGCGACAACCTGCCCGAGCGCTTCGTGCGCCACATTCGCCGCACTTACGGGCAGTCGTTGCTAGGACGGCAGGAACTGGGAGGTGAGCTGCTGGAGGACATCGAGGGCGCGCTGTGGACGCGGGCGATGATCGAACAGTGCCGCGCAGCCGAGACGCCCGAACTCGCCCGGATCGTCGTCGCCGTCGATCCCCCCGCCTCGGCGGCGGGCGACGCCTGCGGCATCATCATCGCCGGGCGCGCGGGGGATGGCAGCGCGCACGTGCTCGCCGATGCCTCGGTGAGAAAGGCCAGTCCCGAACGCTGGGCCAAGGCCGTAGCCCGCGCCAGCGCGGCGTGGCATGCCGACCGCGTGGTCGCCGAAGCCAACCAGGGCGGCGCGATGGTGGCCAGCGTGCTGCAGGCCGCCGGGCTGCCGATGAAGGTCAGGCTGGTCCACGCCAGCCGGGGCAAGGCAGCCCGCGCCGAGCCGGTCGCCGCCCTCTACGAAGCAGGCCGAGTGCGCCACGTGGGCACTTTCCCGGCGCTGGAAGACGAGATGTGCGGACTGATCGCAGGCGGTGCCTATCAAGGCCCTGGCCGCTCCCCCGACCGCGCCGATGCGCTCGTATGGGCGCTCACCGAATTGATGCTGGGCGAAACCGCCCGCCCCCGGATCAGGACCACCTGACCGTGCCGCCATTGGAAAGGAAACCCATGTCCTTCATCGATACGCTCGTCGCCGCCTTCAAGGGCGACAGTGCCCGCGTGCCGCTGGCACGGGGGCCGGCTTCGCCATGGTTCTTCGCCGATGGCGGCGGCGGGCGTGCCCCGTTCGAGTATAATGCCGCCGTGCGCCGCGCCTATCTGGAGAACCCGGTGGCGCAGCGCGCGGTGCGGCTGGTGGCCGAGGGGATCGGCGGGGCGCCACTGAAGCCAGCGGACGAGCGGCTCACCGCGCTTGTGACGGAGACGAGCGCCGGCCAGTCGCTGCTGGAGACGCTGGCATCGCACCTGCTGCTCCACGGCAATGCCTATGTGCAGGTGCTGAAGGACGCGCGCGGATTTCCGGTCGAGCTGTTCGCGCTGCGGCCAGAGCGCGTCTCGGTGCTCGCGGGCGCCGACGGCTGGCCCGATGCCTATGCCTATGACGTTGCCGGGCAGCGCATCGCCATTCCGCTGCTGGGCGAGGATGCGGGGCCGAACCTGATCCACATCCGCCATTTCCATCCGGCGGACGACCACTATGGCGCCGGCGGCCTCGCCGCCGCGGACCGCGCCATCGCCACGCACAACGCCGCCGCCGAGTGGAACCGCCAGCTTCTGGAAAACGCCGCGCGGCCATCCGGCGCGCTGGTCTACGAAACCGGCGACGGCTCCGCCATGACCGCCGACCAGTTCGAGCGGCTGAAGGCGGAACTGACCAGCGCCTATGCCGGATCGGGCAACGCGGGCCGGCCGATGCTGCTGGAAGGCGGGCTCAAGTGGCAGTCGATGGCGCTGACCCCGGCGGACATGGACTTCGCGACGCTGAAGGCCGCCGCCGCGCGCGACATCGCGCTCGCCTTCGGGGTGCCGCCGATGCTGCTCGGCCTGCCGGGCGATTCGACCTACGCCAACTACCGCGAGGCCAACCGCGCGCTGTGGCGCCTCTCCCTGCTGCCGCTGGCGTCCAAGATCTTCGCCGCGCTGTGCGAAGGACTTTCCGCCTGGTTCCCCGACGCAGCCCTGGCGGTCGATCTCGACCGGGTGCCCGCGCTCGCCGAGGACCGCGAGCGGCTGTGGGCGCAAGTGACCGCCGCCGATTTCCTGAGCGCCGACGAAAAGCGCTGCCTGCTTGGCCTGCCGGCAAGCAACGAAAGGAACATATCATGAACAATGACGACATGCTGGCCGGGCTGCTTTCGCAGGCAGCCGGCGAAGGGGCCGCGCTCGTCACCCTGCGCGCCATCGTGGAGGAAGCGAGCGAATGCGGCGTGGCACGGATGCTGGAGCGCATCGGCCTGGCCGACGACAGCGCCCATCAGGACGTGAGCGAGCTGCGCCAGCTGCTGCAGGCCTGGCGCGACGCCAAGGCGGGCGCACAGACGGCGGCGATCGGCTGGATCGTGCGCGGCCTGCTGGCGCTGCTGCTGTTCGGCATCGCCGTGCGCCTCGGCGCGACGGGTCTGCTGCGATGAGCGTGCTGCGCTTTGCCGGCTACGCCGCGCTGTTCGGCAGGCGCGATGCGGCACGCGACACGATCCGCCCCGGCGCCTTCGCCCGCACCCTGGCCGAACGCCGCGATCCTCTGCCGCTGTTCTGGCAGCACCGGCCCGAGCAGCGCATCGGCTGGGTGGAGGCAGCGTCCGAGGACGAGCGCGGCCTGCGCGTGATCGCCGCCATCGACAACCCCGACGGCGCGGCGGGCGGCGCATTGCGGCGCGGCGCCGTCACCGGCCTCTCCTTCGGCTTCGTCGCCCGGGAAAGTCGCCGTGCGCGAGAGGGCCGCGAACTGCTCGCGGTCGACCTGCTCGAAGTCAGCCTCGTCACGCACCCCATGCAGCACGGCGCCCGCGTCCACCTGCTCTCCTGAACCCGATCCCCGTTCCCCACTCCATTCCCCCGCGAAAGGTACTGCCCATGGATACCCCCGTTCCCGCCGAGCTTGATGCTTCGTTCGATCTCGTCACCCGTCAGGAGGCCACCGAACAGGCAGTCGAAGTGCTGCGCGGCGATGTCGACGATGTGAAGCTGCGGCTCGACCGCGTCAGCCGCGCCGCTGGCCGACCGGTGATCGAAGGCGGCGCCCCCGCCGGCATCGAGGTCAAAGGCTTTGTCGATGGCTATCTGCGCCGGGGCCGCGAGACCGAGATCAAATCGCTGAGCGGCGCGGTGCCCGCCGATGGCGGCTATGCCGTCCCGCGCGAGATCGACGCGCTGATCGCCGCGCGCCTTGCCGAAATCTCCCCGATCCGCACCATCGCGCAGGTCGTGCAGACAGGGTCCGCCGGCTATCGCAAGCTGGTGACCACCGGCGGAACCGCCTCGGGCTGGGTCAGCGAGACCGCCGCTCGCCCCGAAACCGACACGCCGACCATCGCCGAAATCGCCCCGCCGACCGGCGAACTCTACGCTAACCCGGCAGCGAGCCAGGCTATGCTCGACGATGCCATGTTCGACGTGCAGTCGTGGCTGGCGGGCGAGATCGCGATGGAATTCGCGCGGGCCGAGGGCGCCGCGTTCGTGGGTGGCAGCGGCATCAACCAGCCCAAGGGCTTCCTTGCCGGCGCCACCAGCGCGGCGGACGATGCCTCCCGCGCATTCGGCACGCTGCAGCACATCGTCTCCGGCAGCGCGGGCGATCTGGGCGGTGTGATCGAGCTGGTGCTGATCGACATCGTCCATGCACTGAAGGCCGGGCACCGCCAAGGCGCCAGCTGGGTGATGAATTCCGCCACGCTGGCGCAAGTGCGCAAGCTCAAGGCCGCGGACGGGTCGTTCCTGTGGCAGCCGGGACTGATGGCGGGCCTGCCCGATCGCCTGCTCGGCTATCCGGTGGTCGAGGCCGAGGACATGCCCGACATCGCCGCCGACGCCACCCCGATCGCCTTCGGCAACTTCCGTGCCGGCTACCTGATCGCCGAGCGCAGCGCGACGACGATCCTGCGCGATCCCTTCACCAACAAGCCGTTCGTCCACTTCTACGCGACGAAGCGGATCGGCGGGCAAGTGCTCGATTCCGACGCCATCAAGCTGCTCAAGATCGCAGCCTGA